GTAGGAACAACTGGCCCAGCATTGAACGTAGAAGACTTTAACGAGACATCAGTCCCAGTTACATTGTCTACTCAATTTCACGTTGATACACAGTTTACCACCCAGGATTTGGCCCTATCTCTTGATATGTTTAGCGACCGCGTTCTTAAACCTGCGGTGGCCGCCATAGCAAATAAAATAGACAGAGATGGTTTGAGCGTTGCTGCTCTCAACACAGCGAACATCGTTGGTGTTGCTGGTACTCCTCCAACAGGATTAATCACCTACTTAACAGCTGGTGCTTATCTTGATTCTGAAGGCGCACCAAGAGACGGACGTAGATCATGTATCGTTGAGCCTTTCACATCTGCAACAATCGTTGACAGCTTAAAAGGTTTGTTCATGCCCCAAGAAGCGATTGCGGAGCAATACAGGAAAGGTTTGATGGGTCGTGATTCAGCGGGTAAAGTTATGCCCGCTTATTTCCATTAGGAAATTGGCAAAATTCTCTCTGATTGACTTGGAAGCCCAGAAGTGGGCGACAGGGGGCAAGCAAACGAAAGTTGTGCAGCCTGAACGACTAAGTGAGAGAACCCTGAAATGGGATGCGATAGTCTGAACTAGGGTATAACAAAAGAAGCCTTAGAGAGAAATCCGAAGCGGTTTCTCCCCACGAAAGTGGAGTAACAAATTGACAAACTGGAAATTGGATCAAAACGTGATAAGCCAAACATTTGGCTCTTACTCTGGTAACACATTGTCTGCTGACACAACTGCACAAGTTGGTTATTTGACAAGTGGTTGGGCACAGTATTCCACAATTCAGATCAAGGCATCATCTTCAAGCACATTGAACGCTGGTGACGTGATCCAAATTGCCGGTCTCTATGCAACTAACCCACAAAACCGTCAAGCATATGGTTCAGGCAAACTGCGTAATTTTGTTGTTACAACTACTACAACAGTAGGAACAGGCGCAACAAACATTCAAGTTTCTCCTGCAATTATCGTTGGTGGTCAGTTCCAAAACACAATCGTGATTGGTTCTACTTCAACTACAGCCGTAGTAACACCTTTCAACAACACAGGTACTTTGTCTCCACAAAATATCATGATGCACAGGAATGCCTTTACTCTTGCCGTAAATGACTGCGGCTACTTACAAGCAGCGTAAGTAGAAAACTGTCCCTGATTGACTTGGAGTGCCTGAAGAGGTTAACAAGGGCCAAGCAGACCGAAAGGTCGTGCAGGCTGAACGACTAAGTGGGATGGCAGCGAAAGCTGATGCGATAGTCTGAACTCTGCTATAACTGAACTGAAGGCAGAGAGGAGAATCCGAAGAGTTTCTCCCGCCACAAAAGTGGTCAGTAGGCGAAAGCCGAAAGTAACAGAAATGAGCCGATTTAGAGCTTCCTGAAGGTGTCCATTTTGCGGGTCGTGCCTCTGACAAAGAGATCGGTCTGTCAATGCGTGTCGTACGTCAATACACCATCAACAACGATAGTATTCCTACTCGTTTAGATGTGTTGTACGGATGGGCGCCTTTGTACCCTGAACTCTCCTGCAGAATTGCAGCCTAATCAACTTATTTAAAGGAAAACATAAAATGAGTAATCCAGGCCCAGCAACCACAGTAACGGCACACCCAAGTAATGTCACCACAAATCAAACATTGCGTTTGATCGGTGTCGCAAAGGGTGTTAACTTAAATGCCGTTGGTTTTACACCAGTTCCAGTAAATAACTCTACTGCGTATCTGCCACAGACTTTGTTAGTAACTAACGTAAACAATGCAGGCGCAACTGTTGCATTGTCTACAACTACTGCTTTAAGTCTTACAACAACAAACGTAGGTTCACCCTCTAGTTTGTTCCCAGCGTTGACTACAGCTCAGATTTCTGCATTGGCAACTTCACCTCTCGGTGTTTCATTGTCAACAGCATCTGCTAACACCCCAGCGCAAACAGTCCAAACTTTATACGCAGACGTAACAACCGCCTCTGGCGCAACTGGTACTGGTGATGTATATGTTTATGGCTATGACTTTAGCTAATCCACGCTAAAAAACTGAGAAAAGGCATCCTCAAAAGGGGTGTCTTTTTCTCTTTTTAGACTATAATTAACTGTAATTTCCCAAAGGAAACACCATGTCAAGTACCACAATTTCAAGAGGTAACATTCTTGAGCAGTTCGTTATCGCACCAAATTTGACTCCAGCAGCGTTAACAACTTCATCCACACAATCTCTGCAAACATTTGCTATTGCAGGACTCCAATCCTCTGATATTGTTACTTTCTTACAATATCAAGGAAATCAAACATCAAACATCATTATTTCTAATTGTGATGTGGCTTCTGCTGGTGTTTTGACAGTTCAATTCCAGAACACATCTGGTGCTGCAACTGCAATTACTCCTGCTTCTGGCGTGTATGATTTCAAAGTGCATCGTGTAGAAGGTTTACCAGTCGCAACTAACGCTGCTTAATCATGGCAAATACAAGCGTTTTTAGGCCAGTTGGCCCATCATACGTTGTAGCTGTTTCGACTACCGCTTCAACTGCTTTGACTGTTACTCCAACGGGTAACGATCAAATCAATTATTGCGGTTTTCTTAACACTTCAGCCAATCCGATTGCGCTTACGATTACAGAAGCTAACGCTCTGAACTCGGTCACAGCTCCTGCAGCGGTATTTCCGACTAATGGAACTCCTACTAACACAGTAATACTCGGCATTTCTATGTCAACACCAATGGTAATTGCAGTTCCGTCTAACGGATTCTCTGTAAGCGCCATTACTGCGACATCGACTGCTAATTTGTATATTACTCCAATGGCAGATCAATCATGACAAACCAAGTTGCAAACACAAGTACCCCAAATACTGTTCTTTTGAACACGTTTGCACAACAACCAGTTATTGCAAGTGGATTTGGTACAGCTCCCACAATCAAGGGATTGACTCCAAATTGTTTTGCGGTAACAGTTGGGAGCGGAGGTGCTGCATCTGGTACGTTAACACTTCCTGCCGCTCCAAATGGTTGGTTGTGTACTGCCAATGATGTTACAAACGGCTCAAGTTTGTTTTTACAACAAACGGCAAGCTCCACAACGTCAGTAACTATGACAGGTTATGGCATTACAACAGGACTAGCAGCAAATATGTCTGCTGGTGATGTTATTGTTATGACTTGCACACCTTACTGATGACAAACCAAGTAGCGCTAACCCAAACAACGAATATTGTTCCTGTTCAGGCAATATTTGATGTCAATGGTGTGTGTGTTGGATTGGTTGGGCCAGGGGGTGAGTTCTTCTCACCTCCTCTTTCGTCTGACATTATTTCTAATGCCTCGATTTTTACTAGTACGATTAATAGTACTCCAATTGGTGCGACTACTCCGTCAACTGGTAGCTTTACGACTTTATCTAGCCCCAACGTCAATATTACTGGTGGCTCAATTTCAGGCGTAAGTATTACGATTACTGCGCTAAACAATACTCCTGTAGGAAATATTACTCCGTCCACAGGTGCTTTTACATCTTTAAGTGCTACATCTTCTAATTTCACAAATTTAAGCGTTACAAATACAATCACAGGGTCTATTTCTGGTAATGCTGCGACTGCGACTAATGCGACAAACGCAACAAACGCAACGAACGCAACAAACGCAACGTATTCAACCAATTTAGCTGGTGGCTCAACAGGAGCTGTACCATATCAAACAGGATCGGGTGCGACATCCTTTGCGACAGGAACTGGTGTTTTTGTTGGTGGATCAACTCCTAGCTTTACGACAACACCTACGTTTGTAGGAACAAATATCACAGGAACAGCATCTGCCTTGAGTATTGGTGGAAACGCTGCGACTGCAACAACATCAAGTAATATTACAGGAGGAAGTGCTTATGCCTTTCCGTATCAAACGGGTTCTGGTACGACTTCGTTCCTTTCTGCGGGGACTTCAGGGCAAGTTCTCCAAACACTAGGTAGCGCATCTGCTCCGCAATGGGTTAGCCAATCATCTTTATCGGTTGGTTCTGCGAGTAACATTGTCGGTGGTTCTGCTGGGGTAATTCCTTACCAGACTGCTATCGGTGCAACAGGATTTACCGCTGTTGGCTCTACTGGACAACTGCTTCAGTCTAATGCGACTAGCGCCCCAACATGGGTAAATGCTAATACTTTGAGCGTGGCAAGTGCGACTAATTTACTGGGTGGCGCTGCTTATTCAATACCTTATCAATCCGCACTTAATGCAACGACATTCCTTGCGGTGGGTAGTTCAGGACAAGTTTTAAGTGTTACAAGTGGCGGTGCTTTGACTTGGGCAACACCAACTGCTTATGCAACTGTAACGGACGACACGACTACTAATGCGA